CACGGTAAAGAACGATGAAAAACCCGAGGATGTGGCATTCTATTACTACGGGTCAGTCGATTACGTTTGGTTGATTTACCTTTCAAACAACATCATTGACCCGTATTACGACTGGCCGATGAACCAGAAGAACTTCGACAATTACATCATTGACAACTACGCGACACAAGCGAATACAACAGGTCGTGCTGTTTTGGATTGGTCTATGAATACCGAAATCACCGACAACATCCTCTATTACGAGAATAGCGAAGGCGATAGAGTATCACCTGAAACACCTGACCTTGATCCGAATTTTGTGGCCGCAGACTGGCGTGCTATTCGTGTCTGGGACTACGAATTTGAACGAAATGAAGATCGTCGCAATATTCTGGTCGTTGACAAGAAATACGCGCGGCAAATGGACAAAGAATTGAAAGAGATAATGGACGTGTAATGACATATCAACCAGCAGGCACATACACACTAGAAAGATTTGAATTGCGGTCTTTGACGAATGACCGAGGACAAGGCATCGACCCGAGAAGTCGCGGCTTTGGTCAACAACGTGTCTATGACCTAAAGAACATGGTTCACACATTCAACATTCAAGAAAGTATGTTGAACGCGTCGGTTCGCGGCACCGCCGTGATTTACGACTCCGTTGGTGTGTTCTACAATATGCCTCTGGTCGGCCAAGAGATTCTGGAAATCGAATACACCGACACCAAGGGCGTCACTCACGCCGACAAGATGTTCGTCTACTCAATCTCTGATATCAAACCGTCAAAGTCTGGCGCAGACGACCTTATCGAATACAAATTGAACTTCGTATCGTTCGGAAAATTCTGGTCAGATCGATATGAAATCAAGCGTTGTATTGCTAACGGTTTTGGTGCTAATCGTCAATACCTCCGTATAGATGAACAGGTTCAAATCCTATTTGACGACTATTACGCAAATGCCGGCGGTACCGAGAAACCAATCTATATCTCACCAACTCAAGGCGAACAAGCTATCGTTATCCCGGCATTGAAACCGGAAGATGCTATGCACCTGTTTTCTCGCAAAGCGGCTTCTGATGGATTTGAAGGCCACCTATTCCGTTTCTGGGAGAACCGAAAGCAATATTTCTTCGCGGATTACGAAGATTGGTTTACGTCTGCTTCGAAAGAACTACAATACGATACGCAACTCTTTCTCTACAATTCGGGTCCGGCAGACAATACTCCCGAAGGCGAATTGGCGAAACTACAGAACATCATTTCTATTGACTTTGGTGAAAGCATCAATACAATTGATGCGATGAATAAAGGTGCTTACTACAGCAAATTCATCGAACTTGATCTATTGACCAGATCGACCTATTCGTATGATTATCAACACAAAGACGAATACCGTGACCGTGTTTATCCAGATGGCGAAGGCGGTGAAATCAAACTTGTTCATTCCGATCAATTCATTGACGAACACCTGAATAGATGGCATGAAGTCTATGGTATCAAAGACTATGCGGATGCAGACATAAACGGTGCTTACGGATTGCGTTCTCATACATATTACGGAGATATCTACAATAACAAGAACGCTCTATTGTGGCACTACAATCAATCGAAGATCACTATTCGTATCTATGGCACAAACGAGATATTCGCCGGTTCGGTTATTACGATTGACGATTTGCCAGAATTTGTGGCAGGAGCGGTTCTTCAAGACGAAGAAAGAAATGGTCGTTATCTGGTCGAATCGGTCAATAACGAATTCATCGAAAACACATATTTGCAAACACTCACATTGGTAAAAGGTGGGCTAAGATCATGATTTTCAATTCTCCAACAGGCATGTCGCCATATTGGTTCATTGGCGAAGTCGTCAATAAAGACGATCCTACCAACAACGGTCGTGTCAAGGTGCGCGTCTTTGGTCTGCATCCCGAGGACCCGCCGAACCCAGACGGTGACAAGGAAGAACTGAACCGTGTCGAAGATCAAGACCTACCTTGGGCGATTTGTGTAAGCGGCACATACGGTAAGATGAACATGGTTCCTGACGAAGGCGACTGGGTTTTCGGTTTCATGGCAGACGGACGAGACGCGCAACACCCGTTTCTTCTGGGCGTCATTCCTGGTTCGAACCTGAACGATATGAATACGCCGGTTGGTCCGGGCACAGGAGGCGGTCCAGGCGTCACTGGCAACAGACAGGGACCGCTTGCGCCCGCGCCTAACACAACAGGTGATAGCTATCCGTTGACTCAAGCGGAGATTGAAGAAATCATCCGCGAAGAAGCGGAATTGCGTGGCATCGATCCGGATACCGCTGTCGCGATATATCGTTCCGAAGGCGCTGGTTCGTATCAGTCAACCGTGCCGAGAACGGGTAGTGGTTCTTTGAACGGCCGAGAAGCCTCTTTCGGACCATACCAACTTTTCATTGGCGCCGGTCTAGGCAACGAATACGAGAGATTGACAGGTAGAACGCTCACACAAGACAACACGGTTGATGGTATCACCAACCAAATCCGATTTGCACTTGACCGCGCGGCGACCGGTGGATGGGGACCATGGTACGGCAGATTGACTGCTGGTGTCGGAACAAGAGACGGACTCGATGGCGCACAACCTGTAGGAAACTGGAACTGACATGAGCATTAGTAAAGATCGCATCGAAAACTTTGGACGGCCGCCTCTGTCACCTTATATGATTGGTGAACAGGCGGAGACGACCGCTGCTCCCATTCAAGGCGCAATGAGAGCGGAAGACCTACGTTTGCGCGAAGGTTCTCCTGAAACTTGGTCAGAACCAAACGTCATGATACCTTCAAGATCGATGAACACCGTGGTTTTCCAGTCTAAACGCGGCGGCAACTCCATCGTTGTAAACGATGAAGATTCCGAAGGCAACGGCTACATGCTCATCACACACAGATCGGGTGCTGCTGTCCAAATCACGTCGGAAGGTACAGTGCTCATTAAGTCGTTTGGTGACACCTACAACACCTCCGAAGGATATCAGTATCAGCGATCCGCAGGCGACACCAATATGAACGTCGGCGGCGAATGGAACGTCATGGTCGAAGGTGGTTCGGGCAACGTCTATATCAACGGCGACCTGAACATAGAATGTGAGAATTTCAATCTAAAAGCAAGAGGAAAAGCCACTATGTCCTCGGGCGAAGGCATCGAAATGAAGGGCGCGAAATTCTCTATGGAAGCACACTCTGACAACCTCGACTTGATTGCAAAGAACATCAAACTCGGTGCATCTGAGACCTTCAGTCTTGTATCGACCGGCGATATGTCACTTGGTACCGAAGGAAACCTGAACTTGAAAGGTATGGGCGAGGTTCGCGTTGACGCGACGGGCGAACTCAAACTGGCAGGTTCTGAAACCAAAGTATTTGGTTCGACGGTCTATCTTGATGATGTAGTGAGAATGGCCGAAGGCGGCGCCGGCGCAACGGGTGTGGAAGACCCGGTCACACCGTCTGTTGTCGAAGTCGAAGATCCTCCAGCGCGCCGTCCTTCTATGGATGCAGACCGAGATATCAGAACAGTGAGAAATCGACCTGTGCCTTTGACAGGTAGAGAATTGGACGAGGATACACCGATATGACCTGTAAACCAACCACGTTAGCACAAAAATATGCTGAAGGTTATCTGAGACCGGGAGGACCCACCTTCACCGGCGAGGTTGATTTTGTCAATTTCTTGGCACGCGCCAAGAATCCTGTAGAGAGATTTGACCGAGAACGTTTGTTCAACACAACTCTGGGATTGAACAACGCGCTTTCGAATACCAATCTAAGTAGTTGGCCTTATCTTGACAGCCGCGTGACGCAATCTCCTATTCTGTATCCAGAGATTGGTGATTTTCTATTGCAGACGGGATTTGAATTGGAAACAGTTGAAGGCGTTGTCAACATCTTCAACAACTATGTGGCCACTATTGATCCGCCTGATCCTTCGAGATTTGAAATTATCGAAAGCGAATTGCCTGTGGATTACACAGAAATACTTGACCAACTTGAACTATACTATTCCGAAAACATCGCAAACACCATTTCAGGTGGTTTTTGCGGCGCCTTTGCTAATCCTTTCAATCAAATTCTTCAAGCGGTAGCCGCTATTCAATTGGGTGTTGACCTATTGAACAAACTCGCCAATTTCAGTCTTGACGACCTATTCAACACACTCAATTCGCTCAGAGATAAATTGTTGTCGATTGTAGATGGATTGATTGAAAGTTTGACGACGCAGTTGCAGAACGCCATAAATCGAATTACCGCTTTGTCTCAATCTTTTTTGAGAACCATTCAAGGCATTGTAAACAACATTCGAACCTTTTACGAGAACTTTTCGATTGAAGCGATTCGTGAACAGATCGAAAGATTTATCAACGAAGCTGTCGCTCAATTCGAAGAACTCACGCCAGAAGCCATTGCGCTTTTGATGTTCCGTTTCTGTCAATTCGCGGAACTGATCCAATCCTTCTTGCAAAGCCCTATCAGTTTCCTAAATAACATTGTGAATAGATTTACCGACCAACAACAATTGTTGGCTTCGTTGGGCAACGACCAAACAAGAAACGCTGTTCGTGCGGGAGGACCAAGACTGTCTACGCCTTATATTGAAAGACGCAGACAGGATATGTATGATAACGCAAGACCTAATGATCCAACCGCTAGAGAGAGACCCGCGATCTACAGCTCAAGATTGTCGGAGTATGAGAGAAACGCGATTGCGAATCTGGGACCAAATGGTTTCCCAGGCTATTTCAATTTCAATGGCATTGGTCGATCAAGAAACGTGCCTTATCAAGGCGCCCACTATCTTGAAGTTGTGAATGAAGTTTGGGAGAAATTCGTTCCTCTTTGTCGCGAAATGGGCAGAGAAATGCAAATCAACAGTGCTTACAGGCATTCATCTGTAAATGGCGGTGTTTCTGGTTCTTTGCACCTAACAGGTCGCGCCCTTGACGTTAGTATTGCAGGTCTTTCCGATTCCGAAATCAGAAGATTCATTGCGACCGCTTCTGGATTGGGATTTGGTGGTATTGGCGGTTATTCGTCATTCATACACGTCGATGTTGGTTCGCGTAGAATTTGGGGCCCAAACTCGCGTAGAAACTCTGTTGGTCAATTCCGATTTGCGGATGAACTCATTATACACGAAAGAAACGGTTATCAAAGAATCGATAACGTTCCTCTAGAACAACCTACTACAGGACCTTTCTAATGGCAAGAACACCAATTACAGTCAAGCGAGAACTCTACTCCGACTTTTTCAAAGACTTCACCGAGAATCCGGTGAGCAACGATCTTGCCCGTAAGGTCAACGAAGAATCCGTGAAAGAGTCCATTCGCAATCTGCTTTTGACAGACAAAGGCGAACG